TCTCTTCGTTAAGCCCTATGAGCAACATAAATTTCAAGTCTTTTTTTACTAGTGCCAAATAAAGAGGAATGCCCAGCATGGTATGCACCGATTTGGCCGAGCCTCGAAAGGCATCAAAAAGTAATTTGACGACTTGGTTTTTAATGAGTAAATCGGCTATTTTATTATGGAAGTCGGCCGACTCGCATTTTGCATAATCCTTAAAATAATAGGCAAACCAGCCTAGGTAATGAGCTTCTAAACTTTTTATTCGTGTAGTTTTTTCTACAAATGTTTCATTAGCAATAATAGTATTTGCCTTTGCAATTCGACGGCAATTGTCCTGGTAAATCCGTACTAGTTTATCATAATTTACAGCCATTACAATTGATGGGTTTGAATTTTATGTAATAAAAATTGTTTGTGTATAGCTGTTTTCTTAGCGGCTTCCATTGGGTCAATCTGGGCATGAAAAGCGTCCAACTCCATAAGTACCTCCATAACAACAGAGGGGTTTGTTTTTTGAGCCATATAGTCAAAGGCTTTCATGACCTTACTAAGGCTATCGGCGTTAAAACTTGGATCTTCACCCTTGCTAATCCGTACAGCTTCCTGCAGTAGTAATTTTTTCAATACAATAGGTGATCCTTGCAGTAGCTCACGGGCTTGGTCCCATTTGTATTTATCCCTCCAGTTGGCAATTGTTTTAACGTTTTTATTGAGTTGCTCGGCTATAGCCTTTATGGTTTGATTTTTTTCTACATATAAGAGTTCGGCTATGGTAGTCTCGGTTTGTTTCATGATGTCTCTTTTACAGGGCCAAAGCTCTCTCAAAAAACCACCAATGCAAAAAAGTTGTGACACTCTGTCACATGTTTTTTGCAAGCTGGAATCCCAGATGTTCCTTTGCCTTGTTAAAATGATAGTATGCTAATAGAATACAATAATAATAGAATTGAATGTTTTGCCTTTGGTGAGATAGCTACATGGGACATTAACGCTTCGGGCTTTAGAGAGGCTATAAAACAGGCAAAAAATAAACAATGTGGTATAACTATTTACTTGCACTGTTCGGGTGGTTCGGTAATGGAGGGGTCTGTGATTTACAATTTACTTGTAAGTAGTAATGTTCCGGTAGAAGTGGTTATTATGGGTTTGTGTGCGAGCATGGCAACTATTGTCATGTTGGTAGCCCAAAAGATAACGATGATGGATAATGCCTTTTTGATGTTGCACCGCCCAACGTGTTATCAAGAGGGCGATGCCGAGACATTGCAGGAAACCGTTAAAGTACTTCAATCCATGACTACTACCATGGCAAAGCGTTACGCCGAGATCACAGGCAAAACCACCGATGAAGTACAAAGTTTATGGCTTAACGGCAAAGATAATTGGTTGGACGCCAACGAGGCATTGGAAGCAGGATTAGTACATGAAATAGCACCCAACAACACCATTTTTAAATTCACTAAAAAAGAAATGCAGAGAGACGCCGAAATGATCTTCGAGCGAATGACTGCCAAATTAAACCCAAATAATAATCAGATGAAAAAAGAACTAATAGCCTCTTTGGAGCTTCAAGGCATTACGGAGCAGTCTACCGAATCCGAAATCATAGAAGCTTTAAAAAAACAAAAAAAAGCACAAGACAACAAAATCTTAGAGCTGGAAGAAGTTGTCGAATCCCAAAAAGAAAAGCAGTTGGACGATTTAATTGAAGAGGCCATTACTGCCAAAACCATCACCGAAAGTCAAAAAGCCACTTACAAAGAAGCTGGCAAAGCTTTAGGAATCGAAAAGCTAAAAGCCATGCTCCCACAGGCACAGGCATCGCCTGTTTCAAAACCAAATGCCAGTACTAATTTAAAGGCATTAGTAAAAAATCAAAGTGCCAAAAATGATGAGTGCTACGATTATTTACAACGGTTTGACCCCGAAAAACTGCGATCTCTTCATAAGGAAGACCCACAACAATACGCCCGTTTGGCAAAAGAATATGCCCAGGGCAAAAGGTGGCAGGCCGTCACAGGCAATTTATAAAATAATACAAGTATAATTTAAAAAAAAATACAACATGAGTTTACAAAAAGAAGTGTGGGTTGCCGGCATAAAAGAAAACCCAATCCCCGACCATTCATTCGTAAATGCGTCTACCAATATGTCGGAGTATGTCGAAAACAACATATTACACTTAGCTGAAGCAGGTATCGAGCCTACGGTATATGAAAATTGGTTTGAAAACAGCGAGAATCCTCTACCATTGAATTTAATCACTGATATCCCACATCAAGTATCATTAAATAAGTATAGCTCTGAGCAAACCAGAAGCCGAAAGTTACAAGACGTAGAACTGGCATATGATAAGCGAGAATCATTAATAAATAGACACAAAACCAGTTTAGCTAAAAATATAGGTAAAAGAGCCTCTTTTGCTTGGACGGCCGCCCAAAGCAATGCGTTTAATAAAGTAATAGATTTAGGCAAAGATGACTCTATAATAGATGCCATTATAGACTTGCAGGCATTTTATGCCGCCCTTGACAAGCCCGAATTTTTAAACATCTGTATGAGTCCGTTGCACATGGCACGCATCAGAAGAGAGGATCTAAGACTTTATAAAGAAATAATGTCTGAAAAAGGAGCCAATATATACGGCTTTAGGATTTATAGTTACTCGCAAACTCCAATCTTTACGGCTGATGGAATTAAAAAACCATTCGACGCCTTGTTTGATGCAGGAGACCGCCGATGCTCCTTTACATGGGCAACTGATGAAGTATTTAGATGTTTTGGCACCGTAGAAATGTATGCAAAAATAGGAGATCCAGCAATTCAAGCCGATGTCATATCATTTGCACAACGTGCTTTGGTGGGTAATATTAGAGCTAACAATCCTAAGTATTTAGGTGTAATAGTTTAAGATATGAAACAAGTAAAACAATATTTTGAAAAGCACCCAAAAGTATCAGATGTGTATTTAACTGCCGACGGCTTTTTGTTTAATAACAAAATATCGGCACAAAAACACGCAAATACACTCAAAAATAAAGAGGTAAAAAGGTTTGTAAACGACAATATTCCAGTAGATACAACCCCTGCAAAGGCTTATTTAGCAACCCAGCCCGAACTAAAAGGCGTTTGGGTAACAACCAACAAAGAACTGTTTACCTGCGAAGATGCAGCTAAGTCAATAGATCCGCAGGCGGTTTATGTAGTGATTAATAGAGAAGACGTTTCGACTTCTGTCAACGACCAAAATGGTCAAGACGAATCACAAGAGGCTCTTTTGGAGCTATTGGAAAAAACCGAGCTAGTAAATAAAAATTACAAGGTTTTAAAACAATTGGTAATAGCGCTAAAATTGGAAGTAAAAGACCAAAGGTCGACTACACTGATCAAGGCGTTAACCGAATTTAAATCAACTTTAAAACAAGTTTAAAATGAGTTTGCGAGGTGTAAGCATTAGCCAGGGGGCTATTGGGATAAATGTAGCCGGTGACAATAGAGAGTTTGGGTTAATTCTGAACGGCGTCAATATAGCTGATAAGTTGCAATACGACAGGGCTTATAGATTAAGACGCATTCAAGATGCCGAGTCCATAGGAATAACTCCCGAATATGACCAAACACACAATATACACGTGTATAGGCACATCGCCGAGTTTTACCGTATTGCAGGAGCTGGGAGGGTTTTAAATATCTTGATAGTAGACCAGCAAACAACCATAAAAGACATGATAAGTAGTGCAAAATTGCTCGTTGTTGAATCTGATGGCAATATCAGCGATATGGCTTTTGCGTCCAATTTGGCTGATGATTACTTGGAAACAACGATAAACGGGCTTTCCAACGTCGTTTACGAAGCGGTGCCGGTATTGCAGGAATTTGCCAACTGGTGCGGCGACCAAGATAAACCTTTGCACATTACATTGGAGGGGCGTGCGGTGTCGGATACCCTAAGCGGTTTGATGGATTTACGAAACTTTGAAATCACCATTGAGGGTGAGGCCGTAAAACTAGAAGCCAATAAAGTGAGCATGGTCATTGCACAGGATTACAGCCATGCCAAGAACTTCACAGGATCGTCTCAAAAAATGGCCGATGTGGGTACGTTTTTAGGAATTATTGCCCGAGCTCCATGGAACAGAAATCCTGGTGAGGTGCAAACGGGTAACATTCAGAATGTGCCTTTAAATACGTGGCTTATAGGTGGTTTATCCAATCATCAGCGATACTCCGATGTTTATGAGTCATTAGAAACGCTCAATGACAAAGGCTATATTATACCGGTAAAGTATCAAGGTATGGCGGGGTATTGGTTCAACGACGGCCCCGTGTGTGCACCGATAGTGATAGACAATCAAGGCAATATCAATGCACATACTATTTATTACTCGCATACACTAGACCAGTGTATCAGAGGCTTAAGATTGGT